GAAAAATGGATCCAAACGTCTACACAGATGTATTTAACGACATTTATTTAAAAAGATATGTTACTGCTCTATTTAAAAAACAATGGGGACAAAACTTATCTAAATTTAATGGCATTGCTATGATTGGTGGTGTCTCACTTAACGGCCAACAGATATATTCAGAAGCGTTAACAGATGTTCAAAAATTAGAAGAAGAAATCCGAAGTACATTTGAATTAAATCCAGCGTTTTTGATAGGATAACAAATGACAGTAAATCACTATTTTCAAGGTGGTAGAGGAATCGGTAATCAAGCTGAGAAGCGATTACAAGAAGATTTAATCTACGAATCAATTAAGATTTTTGGTCAAGATATTTACTATCTTCCAAGAACCTTGATTAATAGAGATTTAATATTTGGCGAAGATACTTCAAGTAGATTTGATGACTCTTATCTAACTGAAATGTATTTTGAAACCAATGAAGGTTTTGCAGGCGAACAAGAAATCATTAACAAATTTGGTTTAGAAGTTAGAGACGACACTACATTGGTCGTTACTAAAAGAGCATTTGATATGCAAGTTGCAAACTCAGCTAATCTTATTGCCTCTGGTAGACCAAACGAAGGAGATATTTTATATGTTCCTTTGATGTCTTCATACTTTGAAATACTATTCGTAGAAGACCAGGAACCATTTTTTCAATTAGGTTCTTTACCTGTTTACAAACTAAGAGTTACACGTTGGGAATACTCTAGTGAGAAAATTGAAACTGGTAATGAAATACTTGACCAACATGCTGACGACCACAGTTTAGATACTTTATTACACAAGACTTCACTTGAAATTGGACAAACAACATTAACAGGTCTTGGTTCAATACAAATGGAAGATTATCATAATTTTGCAACAGGTCAAAAAGCATTATTAATGATGGAAACATATTCACCAGCAACTAACTTAGCAACACAATCAACTTACGCTAGTAATTTAGATTTAAACACAGAGGCAGGTTATGATACGGTTTCTACGTTAGATGATATATTGGATTTCACAGAAAGAAATCCGTTTGGAGAAGTAGATGAGTAGAGATAGACATAAACAATTAACTGAACACGCAAAAGAAGTGAACAGAAAAAAACAAGAAATGGTTTTAACTAAGACTCTAAAAAAAGAAGTAGAAACTGGTGCTAATGGCACACAGAAGTATACTATTAAAAACGGTCCTAATAAAGGCAAGGTATTATAATGTTTGGTAATCATTTCTATAACGAGACATTAAGAAGATTGACTATTGCTTTTGGTCAGATTTTTAATAACATCATCATACAAAATACATCTTCTACAGGCGCCATCACTAAAAGATTGCGTGTGCCATTGGCATATGCACCAAAAGAAAAGTTTTTAGTTAGACTAGATGAACAATCTAATTTAGATGACAGAGCCTTTGCGACTACATTACCTAGAATGGGTTTTGAGATTACAGGTTTATCTTATGACCCTAGTAGAAAACTAACTAGAACGCAGAAACATAGAATTGTTAAAGAAGGCGAAGACGGTAAAGTATTAAACTTTAACTATACACCGGTGCCTTACAATATAAGTTTTACTTTATATTCTTTTACAGCAACTGCTGAAAATGGTCTACAGATTGTAGAACAAATATTACCATATTTTCAACCAGACTTAACAGTAACAGTCAACATGGTTCCTGATATGAATATTAAGAGAGATATACCTATCATTTTAAATGATGTACAGTACGAAGATAGTTACAACGGAACGTTTACTCAAAGACGAGCAGTTATATACACAATGAATTTTACTGCCAAAACATATCTATATGGACCAATGAGTAATCAGAAAGTTATTAAAGAAGTAATTGATGACTTAGCTACAGACTTGCCAAATGCAAGTAGAGAAGAAAGAATAATCATAACACCAAATCCAGCAAGTGCAAACGCTGATGATGATTTTGGTTTCACAACACAAATATTAAACTTTACAGATGGTAAAAGTTTTAATCCGACAACAGGTAATGATGAGTAATTTATATGAACAAAAAATTAGAGAATTCAGTTAATGAAATATTAGGTTTAGACCCGGTCTCAGAAGATATTACAGAGAACGAAAAACAATTGGTTGTTAAAGAACTACCAAAGGTGCCTAGAGTAGAAGACAAAGACAAAGGTGATATTGATAATGATTATACTCACAGTAGAGAAAATTATTATAACCTTATAGATAAAGGTAACGAAGCAATCGAAGGTATTTTAGAGATTGCTAAAGAGGGTCAACACCCTAGAGCATATGAAGTTGCTGGACAACTTATCGCTAACGTAGCAACTACAGTAGACAAACTACAAGACCTACAAAAAAAATTAAAAGACTTAAAGGCCGAAACTAAAAGTGCTGATACTAAAATTCAGAACGCTCTCTTTGTCGGTTCAACAGCAGAGTTACAAAAGATGTTGAATAGAAAAGAAACACCAGAGAGTAGAATGGAAAAAGGTGAAGAAAATGAAACTATTGACGGCAAAGCTAGTTAGTGACCAAAAGGTTATTGTTCCTTTAGACAATATAAAATATATTAAGTCAATGCCACCACTACAAGAATTGCTTGATGGTGAAGAATTAGAACAACCAATTGAAGTGTGGGAATATAAAGAAGGCACAGGCGAAAAACGTGGAGTTAATGGTGTTAAATATATTCACAAACCATATATGACCTTTAAAGGTAGTCAAAGAGTTAATGCAGCTATACAATTAGGTTATACACATATAGAAGCTTTAGTAGTGAGAAATAAATGACAGACGCATATCTAGGTAATCCGAATCTAAAAAAGATTAACACGCCAGTAGAGTTTACGAAAGAACAAATCGTAGAATATCAAAAGTGTGCTAATGACCCTATCTACTTTATGGAAACTTATATCCGTATTGTCTCACTTGATGAAGGTCTTGTACCTTTTGCAATGTATCCTTTTCAAAAACATATTGTACAGACAATTCACGATAATAGATTTACTATTTGTAAACTACCAAGACAGTCTGGTAAGTCTACAACCACAGTTTCATATCTATTACATTACGCATTGTTTAATCCTAATAGTAACATTGCTATTCTTGCCAACAAATCATCTACAGCTAGAGACATCTTAGGCAGGGTACAACTCGCTTATGAAAATTTACCTAAGTGGATGCAACAAGGAGTTATTAACTGGAACAAAGGTAACATTGAATTAGAAAATAAATCAGTCATTGTGGCGGCTGCAACATCTTCAAGTGCCATTCGGGGTGGTTCATTCAACATCATCTTCTTAGATGAATTTGCTTTCGTACCTACTAATATTGCCGAGGCATTTTTTAGCTCAGTTTATCCTACAATTTCTTCTGGACAAAAAACTAAAATGATAATCGTATCCACACCTTATGGTATGAATATGTTTTATAAGTTATGGACAGACGCAGAGAATAAACGAAACGATTATGTTCCTATTGAAGTGCATTGGTCAGAAGTACCAGGTAGAGATGAAAAGTGGAAAGAAGCAACAATAAGAAACACCTCACCTGAGCAGTTTCAACAAGAGTTTGAGTGTGAATTTTTAGGTTCTGTAGACACACTAATTAATCCTTCTAAAATTAAAACACTTGCATATATAGACCCTTTGACTGCCAGTGGTGGTGTAGATGTATTTGAACACCCTATAAAAGGTAAAGAATATGTTTGTACAGTTGACGTTGCAAGAGGTGTAGAAAAAGATTACTCAGCGTTTGTAATATTTGACGCAACACAAATGCCTTATAAAATTGTAGCAACGTATAGAAGTAACGATATTAAGCCTATTTTGTTTCCTCATATTATCAAAAAAGTTTGTGACGCATACAACAAGGCAAACGTTTTGGTTGAGGTTAATGACCTTGGTCAACAGATTGCAGAAGGTCTACAGTTTGAATTAGAGTATGTCAATCTATTGATGACAACTCAAAGAGGTCGTGCTGGTCAAATATTAGGTGCAATGTTTAGTGGTAGAGGTTCATCACTAGGTGTAAGAATGACTAAACAAATTAAAAAGATTGGTTGTTCTAATATTAAAACATTGATTGAATCAGATAAACTTTTAGTAAATGACTTTAACATTATTGGTGAGATGAGTACCTTTGTAAGACGAGGTTCATCATGGCAGGCAGAAGATGGTTGTAATGATGACTTATTCATGTGCTGTGTTATATTCGGTTGGCTGTCAAACCAACCATTTTTTAAAGAATTAACTAATACTAACGCAAGACAAATGTTATATGAAGAACAAGAAAAACTGATAGAACAAGATATGGCGCCCTTTGGATTTATTGATGATGGAACACCAGATGAACTGAAAAGTGAAGTAGATGAATACGGTACGGTGTGGCATCCAGTGGTCACACACAAAGGATTGTAAGGCTCCTAGGTCTTATAAATATCAGTAAGGATTGAATTTTGACTATGGACGTATGAATAATACGGAAGTTGAATATTTTAAAATAAATTAGCTAATTAAAAAGGAGACAACCTAATGGCATTTCAAGTATCACCAGGTGTTCTCGTACAGGAAAAAGACTTAACTAGAATTATTCCTGCTGTTTCAACTTCTATCGGTGCAATTGCTATCAAAGCAACTAAAGGACCTTTAGACGAAGTGGTAAGTATTTCTAGTGAGCAAGAATTAGTAACTCAGTTTGGTAAACCCGATATTTCAAATTTTGAAGAATGGTTTACAGCCTCAAACTACTTACAATATTCTAATGCTCTAAGAGTAGTCCGTGTTCAGAACTCATCTGTTAGCAACGCAACCGAAAGCGGTTCAGCCGTTGTTATCAAGAATACAACAGACTATCAAAATAACTATGCAGACGGTTCAGGTTCAGTAGGACTATGGGCAGCTCGTTCAGCAGGAGTATGGGGAAATTCAGTAACAGTTTCATCAT